GAAGCGCTACAGCCACAAAAGCGGCATGGGAGAATGTCATCACTGCGATCGGAAGCGGTGAGGGCATTGCTGAAGCGACAGAAGGACTGATCGGAGCTTTGTTTGGCGAGAATGAAGGCGAAGGATTTATCAATCAGATCATTCCTAGAATCGAAACGATCGTGGACGGCATTGGAACGTTCTTAGTCGAAGCATCACCGAGGCTGTTGGAAGCCTTGGCGAGCGTTGTTGAGATTATTGCAGGCGCTCTTCCGGAAGCAGTGACTACTATCTTTCCGGTACTTGGACAGGCGGCTTCAAGCGTTGCATCAACGCTATTTACTTTCTTGATGGAGAACTTGCCGACCTTAATCTCGGCAGGAATGTCGATGTTGCAAAGCATTGTTGACGGAATCGTGAACAATCTGCCGACGCTGATCTCAACCGGAGTCAGTATGCTTGCTCAATTAGGAGCAACAATCATTGCTTACCTTCCGGAACTGCTTGCTATGGGTATTGAACTTATCGCATCACTAGTGAGCGGAATCATTCAAAGTATTCCGGATGTGGTGAGCGGAATCGGTGAGATACTTCAGAGCGCTTGGGATGCTTTCGTTAATTATGATTGGCTGTCGCTTGGTAAGTCGATCATTGACGGAATCGTATCCGGTATTACAAACTTCGGAGGAGCTATTTGGGATGCGCTGAGTGGCGCTGTTAGCGGAGCGTTTGAAGGTGTAAAGAACTTCTTCGGAATCGCATCGCCTTCAAAGTTGATGCGCGATCAGATTGGTAAATTCATCCCTCAAGGTATCGCTGTTGGTATCGAGGCTGATGCTGACAGCGTTACAGACGCGATGCAAGAGCTGTCAAATATGACGATGGACGCGTATGATCCGCAGTTCAGCACATCCGTTCCGACTCCATATAGCGATTCAGCAGTTGTTGGAGCAATCAACGAATTGAAGGCAACGATTTCTGATATGAAGATCATCCTTGATTCCGGAACACTGGTCGGCGAACTGACTCCTGCTTTTGACACAGCGCTCGGAAGCAGAGCAGTATACAGCGGAAGAGGTAATTGATTATGGATAGACCTTTTTATTCGATTACGATCAACGGAAAAAATACATGGGATGAATGGAAGCTCATGCCTGTCAAAGCAGGAAAAATCGAGTTTGCTACACCGGAAATGAAGTATGAATCCGTTGAGATCGCAGGATCAGACAACGCGCTCGATATGAGTGAAGTTCTGACAGGATATCCGCTATATGAATCGCGCAGAGGATCGCTTACATTCAGATTTTTTGACAACGGAGTTCCTGCTCGGTCGAGATTCGACCAGTTAAAAAACTTCCTTCATGGGAAAAAAGTAAAAGTGATCAATGAAGATCAACCGGAATACTATTACGAAGGACGGATGATGGTGGGAGATTTCAAACCGAGCAAAGGAAACTGGGGCGAGGTGGAAATCTCCTATATCCTTGATGCTTATAAATTGGAGATGAATTCATCTGCTGAGGACTGGCTTTGGAATCCGTTTAATTTCGAAACTGGAGTAATACGCGATTACGGCGAGATCACTGTAAACGGCGAAACAACTGTAACTGTAATCGGATCGCGAAAGCCTACTGTTCCGAGATTTACCGTCAGCGGTGGAGTCTTAACTTTATCAATCGGAACAAATCAATATAATTTGCTTGTTGGAAGGAATGTACTTCCTCAGATTGTGTTGATGGATGATGAGTACGAAATGATATTCGGTGGTATCGGAACTGTAACCATCGATATGACGGCAGGATCATTATGAGCGAGTATGTAACAGCAACAACAGAGAGCAATCCTCAAGTTATAGCAACTTGGACATCATACTGGTATGCAGGCGCTTCACAATATTGGCAACTTCAATTAGTTGCTTGGATTTCTCAAAACAAAACAAATCTCACAACAACGGTTTATTACAAATGGAGAATCTATCAGTATGGCTATTATCCATACTGGAATGATTCACACACATATAAGGTTTCGTTTGGCGATAAATCTAGTTCTGTTTCGTTTAAAATGCCACAAAGTAAGTCAAACGGAACACGTGATATGTGTTCAGCCAAAACGCTTGGAACATTCTCCCATGATTCATCCGGTAATCTGTCCGGTACATTCAGCTATCAAGGAGCTAGATGTGGCGGTTATACATCGGGCGGATCAGAAATTGAGTTTGAAACATTTGATTATTCGGAAGGCGGGAGTTTTCCAAGCATCACAGTTCCGGAACCATCACCGGAGCCGACTCCAACACCGGAACCGGAACCGGATGCTCCGACTCCGTTAGAGTTTGACAATGATCCTCGGTATTATATTTATGCTGATGGTAATTTAGTTTATGCGGCTGGTGTTGAAGGGTATTATGTCACAAACCCAAAGCTCACACTTGAGGTCAACAAAGCAGGATCACTGACTTTCGATCTTCCAGTCGGCTCAGAGATGTATAACCAAATTAACAAATTGAAGACCACAGTTGAGTGCAGACAGGGAAATGAGGTTTTATTCCGTGGACGTTTGCTCAATACAAAGCGGAACATGATGAACACGATCACTTGCTATTGTGAAGGCTTTCTCTCATGGATGAACGATATTGTATTGACTCCATATACTAGGTCAAACATGCAAGCAAGAGATTTGCTGAAGCTGTTTGTGACTTGGTACGATTCAAGGGCATCGTCAAATCGTCAAATCACATACAAATACTCAGATATATCTGCGAATGTATCAATCGAATCAAAAGATCATTCGAATTGTTGGGAGCAGATCAAGAAGGTGCTTATCGATGGCGTCGGCGGTTATGTTGTGCCGTATCTGACTGCATCCGAAACAGGAATACAGTGGTTAAGCACATACGGATCAACAACTTCACAGGTAATTCAGTTTGCTTCAAATATCAAAGACTTCGAAGAATACATCGATGCATCCGAAATATTTACGGCAGTGCGTCCGTATGGAAAAGAAGTGAACGGTTCAAGAATCGGACTGTCTGAAGAATTTGTCAAAGATGATAATGCGATCAGCGTATTTGGAAGAATAGAAAGAACTGTATTTTTTGATGAAATTACATCCGAATCTGCTTTGAGGAGTTCAGCAACAGCGTACTTGCGAACAGGCATCCAGTCAGCTATGACGATGACTTTGAAAGCTGTTGATCTGCATTTGTTGGATGTTGAGATAGAGCGAATTCGCCTCGGTGACTCAGTAAGAGTTGTATCGGTTCCGCATCAAATCGATGCGTATTTTTTATGTACAAAAATGTCGATCGATATGGCTCATCCGCAGAACTCCGTATATACGTTCGGAGCAACTCAGCGAACGATCAGCGAGCTGACAAATCCGAGTTACAACAAATACATTATTTCAGAAGGAGCATGATTATGTCAGACATTGAAACAAATCTGCAAAATATACTCGATGCCGTTTATGGAAAAGACGTACGGCAAGCAATTCATGATGCAATTCATGATTGCTATGAAGATGGAAAAGCAGGATCGACCGATTTGATTGCAAGAGAGATCCTTAACAATCTCGTTGGATCGTATGGTGGTGCGATTACAAGAACAACACTGTGGAGCGGACTTGCGTATTACAAAGGAGCAACCATTAGCCTTTCAGAATCTCCTACAAATTACGATTATATTGAAGTTCTTTATCAACCTGCCGTTGGTATGCAATGCGAATCGAAGATTTATAGATCATCCGAATTTGCGTCGGATAATATAATTCTTCTCGGCTCTGTAATTGTACCGAGTGAGGCTACCAATAACGGAATCCTCAACAGAGATTTAGGACTTCAAGCTGTAGCAAATACAAATTACATGTCATATTCAGTTGTGAGGGCAACTGAGCATTATTGGGATGGCGTATCCTCGAACAACGCATCAAATGAGTCTGTGGCAACGGCAACTACCGATGATGCTACACGCAAAGCAGGAACGGTTAAGAGTGTTTACGGCATCAAAATTAATGACGCTTCAGCCGAAGTTACCGACATAAGAGTTGGTGAAGATGGAACTACATATACATCAGCAGGCGAAGCTGTGAGGGAACAGATCAGTGATTTAAAGAGTCAAATAAGTTCTTTGGAAGCTATTCCGTATGCAGTGAAACAGGCTATGGATAATCTGTTTGCAAAAGTCGCACATTTCACATCAGACCCGTCAAGCGATTACACAACGTTTCATGCGTGGGCAACGGCGATCAATGTATTATCAATTACTGCCGTATTTAACCAAGCTGATAACATTATTCTTTCAACAGATGATTTGGATACTCTCAAAGAATATTTAACGGTTACTGCTTCTTTTGATAACGGCACAAGCGGAGAAGTTACTGGGTATACATTGAGCGGTGAACTTGTTGGTGGTGTAAGCACCATTACTGTTTCATATCAGCAAAAAAGCGCAACGTTTACTGTTAATGTTACAGAAGCGATTGATATTACTCCGTCACTTTCGGATGCTGTTGCATATGCAAGCACTGGTTTCTCTTTGCCAACGTCTGATTCTATTAGAATTTATTCAACCGCAAACGGAACATATAGGGGCGTAAATTTTGGACCGGATAATGCAGTCACAATTGAGTCCGGTTACGTCTACAAAATGTCTGCTGATGTAACATATGAATCCGGTGATGTATATATCGGTTTCCGACACTCAGCTTCTCCGTGGGGATTCCCCATGAAATCAGAAACCACCAATCAAAGCGGTCACATCGAAGTTTCACAAAAAGCGTCAGATATGACAGTTGGGGAAACACTGAGGATTGGAGCGTGGGTTACATATTCAACCAGTAAAAGTGGTGCGGCAACATTTGCAAATTTAAAAGTCATTAAATACGTGGAGGCTTGACAATGGCAATCTATGATATTACAGGGAGCAAAGTTCCATCCGCAACAAATCAGACAAATCAAGTATTAATAGCATCAAGCGATGCGAGCGATGGTATTAAATCATCTGCTGATTATGTTTGTACTGGAACGAATGATGAGGTTGTTATTCAGCAAGCAATCAATCAGATTATATCTGAAGGCGGTGGACGAGTATGCTTTTCAAATGGGCGATTTATTATTGATTCATTCCCTAATTCAGACAATGGTGATGATCGTGTTGCTTTATTGTTACCGCTTCGCTCTCAAGGCAACTACAACATCGAGTTGGTTGGAGCAGGTTTTCCTTATGCACCGTGGAAAGATTCAAATCTTGAAGGAACGAAGATAGAAGTTTCCGAAACCTGTTACGAATCTCTTTCTACGGAAAGCCATTATACTTTGATTCGCAGTGGATATTTCAATACATATTACTCAAGTTTAGGCAAAGCGCCTTGCGTACAAATCACCGATATGGCGATTGAGTTTCCTAGCAATCAGCGTAAAATTATCGGAATTGATTGCCGATATATGAACAATGTACGAATCGAAAGAGTTCGATTGCAGTCTGTGAAAGACGGATATAACGGTTATGTATTGGGATCAGCACCGCCATTAGCAGTTGATGGAAATATTGGAGTTAGATTCACCAGCGGATCAAACAGTGGAATGATTCAATATTTTAACAGCGTTGGTGCATATGGTTTTTACGAAGGGTTCGCTTGCGGTGGCGAGCATGTGGTTTGCATTAATTTATATGCTTTATTCTGCTATTACGGTTATACATTCGGAAATTATGGATGGTGGGGAAATTTCAACCACAACATCACGTTGATTAATTGTTGCGATGAAAAGAACGTAAATCTTCCTCTGTTCGCCGATTGTGGAAGAAAAGAAGGATACAATGCAACTTCAACTGGAGGACCACAGAGCATCACAATGATTGACTTCAACATGGAACGTTATGCTTCGGCAGAAGTGATGGGTGGAGGTGTTGCACAGGACTTTGCTAAAGAGGTTACTCCAAACAAATTTAGAGGAACGATTGAGTATACGATGATGAGTACGCTTTCCGCTAACAGTGTAAACGTTCCTTTTTGGGAACACGGTCACGGTCATGGCTTTGTGACAAGGAATCAAGCACATGCTCTTAGCGGTACATCGGCTGTTCGTAGAAGTTATGCACCGAACTATATGCAGTCTTTCTATGATACTACAGTGAATAAAATGCTTTGGTGCATTGATACCGCAAATAAAACATGGGTTGATGCACAGGGCAACACTGTATCCTAAAGGAAACAATAAATCAGAGTGACGGTGGAAAATGCGCAAACAGCGGATGCCCATAAAGAGTATGACTCTCGCAAGGTCAGAAGGATTGTTGTGGCTACTCGGCTATCCATCGTCTACTTGGAAACTTTAATCAGAGAATGGTTACTCGAAACTACTCGAAATTACTCGAAACGAGGAAACAATAAATCAGAGAATCTGCTATACTTTGTTTACCGTTAGAGAAATCTAAGACAGGTCAAAGTGGGTATGGAACGCATGCAATCCATACCCACTGTTTAAATCACAGAACGATCTGCTAAAATAAGAGCAACTGGATCAGATTAAATTCGTGATCCAAAATCTGAGGTTGGATGTGCGCACATCCAAGGTAACCTGTCACCCGAAGATGCATAGTGCAGTCCTCAGATTTTCTAGATCACATGTGGCGGAAAAGGTAGACGCATATCGAAAGGTTAGACCATGAACATCCTAGAGCATCATTCTTAAGGGCAAAGTGATGTATGTGAGGTGCAAATCCTCACCGTGTGATTTTAAATCAGAGAGGTGAATATGACTAAGCAGGAAATATTAGATTGTTTGAATGATATTAATGACCGTTACAACAACTGCATGATGTATGATACACTCTCTAGTATGCTTGATGAACTTGTGGAAAGCGTACATGCTGAAGCTGTACCTATCGAATTTATGCGTGAATACATTCAGCGAGACGGCATGAGTATTCATGACATATCGGTCATCAATCAGATGGTTGAAGCCTATAAAAAACAGGTGAAATCAGATCGTTAAAATTTAAATCAGAGATCACACGTGGCGAAATAGGTAGCCGCTAATGCTCATTACCCGCCTCGAAGTGGTTCGAATCCACCAGTTCCAACTGATCAATCAGAGGCGTATGAGCCAATGGAACGAGAGCGTGATGGCAATGTCAAGAGGGGATGTATGGTGCAAATCCATACCGTGTGATTTCTCCAATAGGTGAGATGAGAAGGAAACGATATGGCTGATGAAAGAAATGAAATGCCGACCATAGATGATTTGGCACAGATTACGCTCATCGTAGTGACTGCGCTTGTTTGCCCATTTGCTTTACCGTTGGTGATCAAAGATGAATGACAAGTGGCAAGAACTGAGAGAAGCAATCCAAGAGATTCACGAAAATCACGCGGAATATGCCAATGTTGAAACAGTCACGCAATTCCTGCTGAATCTGATGGATGTTCTTGATGGGAAAAAAACTGAACAAACGACAATTACCTACAAAAAGATCTGTGACAATTGCATGCATTATAGTTGGTATTACGATTGGTGCAAGAAGTTCAGAATCGAGGTTGATGGACGAGAAGTCCATGATTGTTTTGAAGAGAGGTTACCATGACAGCCAAGCAGTTGAGTGATTATTTAAAAAGTGTGCCGGATGACAGCACGATTCTTTTTGAAAATACCGATG